GAGGGCTCCCATCACACCGGGCACGCTCTGCTCCCGGTGACGGAAACCCCAGTAAATCAGGCTTTTTCAGCCCTTTTTCTTCAAGAATGTGTTAGTAGACAGACGGTCTCGATGTGTGAGTCGCTGTCCAAACCATTTCCGATCGGCATGCTCATATCGCTGTCAATGATCGGAAGCCGGAAGGTGATCGACTTAAGCCATTGTCCGCTGGGTTGCCGCTCTTCGTAGATCAGGACCTCTTCAATGAGAGTTTCCATCAGCTTCCGCTGCTCGTCCTCATTCATCAGCTTATAGAACTTGTCGAAGTAGATCAGAATTTTGTAGATGTTATCTCCGGTGACCTTTTCAGACTCGATGGACTGCTTCTTTGCCCTAGCCTCTATGAGGCTCTGCTCCTGGTCATCGATCTTATCGTACATCCGGTACAAACGGTCATCCAGATCGGCCTTGCGGCGGTTATAATGACGTTCATCCGGATCCAGCTGTTCGATCTCTTCCAGGGTCTTCCGCTTCATGGCGTAGGACTGCTTCAGCTGTTTCTCCAGCGCCTTGATCTCCTGATCGATGGCCGTGGTGTCCACCTTCATATTGATCTTTTCCTGCATGAGCGAGGCAAAGCGCGGATTCGAGACCAGTTTCGTGATGATCTCGATCACGGAAGCATCCAAAACCTCTTCCTGGATCTGCTTTTTATAATCACATTTATGACCACGAGTCATGGTCCTGTGCTTGCAGCCGTAATAGTAAAAATCCTTATACTTTGATCCGTCTTTCCGGTGCTTGATACTTTTATTACCGTACATCCCTGCGCCGCATACAGGGCATTTTACAAGGCCTGACAAGAGGTGTGTCTTCGTATCCTTCGCCTTGTTCACATGCTCGTATTTCTTTGCCTGGGCGATCATTTTGACCTGGGCCTGGTTCCACAACTCTTCCGAGACGATGCCTTCATGCAGGCCATCCACTACCAGGTAATCATCCTGCTCGACCAGCTTGTATTCGTTGCGGGTGCCATGCACCTTTTCCGTTTTACGGCGGCCATAAGCGATCTTTCCGCAGTACACCGGGTTCTTGATGATACGGCGAATAAGTGCGGAATCAAACAGCGGATTCTTTCCATTATGACGGGCAATCTTATGGATCCCGTGATTTTCCAGATACTTGGCAAGACCATTGGCGCCGATATCCGTGGAGACCCACTGTTCAAAAATGGTGCGGATCGCCGGAGCTTCCTCCTCATTGATCTCCAGTACACCATCCTTCAGGCTGTATCCATAAGGCGGAAAACCACCGTTCCACTTGCCGTCCCTGGCTTTCTGAATCCGGCCCTCCATGGTTTGGACACGAATATTCTCACGCTCGATCTCTGCGACTGCTGACAGAACGGAGATCATCAACTTCCCGGCATCCTTTGAAGAGTCGATGCCATCTTCCACGCAGATTAGATTCACACCGAAATCTTGCATCGTCTGCAGCGTGGACAGGACATCTGCGGCATTCCTCCCGAAGCGCGACAATTTGAAGACCAGTACAAAGGAGACATCATCCTTGCCGGTCTTAATGTCTTCCATCATGCGGTTAAACTCGTCGCGGCCTTCTATGGACTTTCCGGACTTGCCGGCATCCTCATACTCCCCCGCAACCTCATAGTCATTGAATTCCGCAAAGGCGCGCATGCGGGTCCGCTGGGCATCCAGGGAATAGCCATCGATCTGCATTGCGGTCGATACGCGGGTATAAATATAGACCTTGATTTTCTTATTTTCCATCAACGGCTCCTCAAAAGTTTGGACATACTTTCCACGTGCATCTTACCATATATATGTCCATTTTTCAATAAAAAAGAAGGCCGACTCCATGGAAACATCCACAGAATCGGCCTGATTGTTATGCAGCCTGTCTCGCTTCTGCACTGAGCCGCATATATCTTCGATACACTTCTTCGATGCCTTTCAGCCTGCTTTGCTGTCTGGGATCCGGCAGTGCGTCCAGATCCATCTCCCCGGCATATTTCTCTATCATATTGGCGAGAAAATCCGCCAGGCCGCTCCACACATCATTCTCGTACATCCGCATCCCTCCCTTTCGTTTTATTCCTTTCACTCCGATCGTCACGGGCGTAGGCCTCCAATACCTCCGGCGGGATCCGCTCCAGAAGGGCCACCGCAGCGTCATAGTCACGACGAAGCTGCAGATCTGCCATTCTCTTTAAAACGCTCTCCTGGCGGCTTTCCTTCAGTTCTGCCGTAAGGGTTTCGTTTGCCAGTTCAAGCGCCGCGTTTTCAGCCTTCATGGAACCGAAAACCTTGCTGTACTTCCGGACCTGCGTGCTCATCTTCTCTACACTTGGGATATACTTATCCAGCACCTTACCGATCTCGGCAGCCTTAGCCTTCGCATTGAAGGCATTGACCTCAGAGAGCAGCCCCTCCAGCTTCTCCCTTTGTTTATTGAGCCGTGTCATCTCTTTGAAGACCCGGGGAGGGATATAGTCCCTTCCGGTCTCACTGGCGCTTACGCCGCGTTCCAGTTCCGGGAACCTTTTGACCATATGCTCCCAGTAGGCATCCTGCCACTTGGTGAGTTTCTTCTTGTTACCGATGATCTCTTTTGCCGAAAGTCTGCCGTCTTCCGTCAGCGGGACAAAAGAAAGGTGCATATGAGGCGTTTTCTCGTCCATATGCACCACGGCTGAAATGATGGTATTCGGATTCTGTTTTTGTTTGATGAACTCCAATGCCTCCCGGAAAAAGGTTCTGATTTCCTTCATACTCTTATTCTGGAAAAACTCAGGACTGGCGGTGATCACCGTCTCCACCAGTCGCACGCTGTCCGTCCGGGTTCGGCATCCTGCTTCTCTAATCTGCCGTTCGGCCTCTGCCCGGTACCGCCCCTGAGGTTCGACCAGATGGAAATTCAGATGTGTCCGGCTTGGATCGATGTCCGGGTTGCTGGCATAACTCTCTTTTGTTCTTTCGTCATGGGCCTCGATCTTCCCAATTTCCGGCCCCTTGTATTTCATAAATCGCATGATTGCATACTGCGGTGCTGCCATAGTATCTGCTCCTCCTTCAAACTCTGCAGTGGTAAAGACTTCTTGATTCTTGTGTTCGTACGTACATGCGTACAGCCGGCACCCGGGATGGGCTCCGTACGCTTGTACGCACGTACGCATGATTTGACAACTTTACTTAAGAAATGGGTTATCATGATCGATGACCTCGACGCCGCGATATCCCCGGCAGCGTTTCCCCTTCCCTCGATAGATGTTGTTATCCGGGATCAGGTGATACGTTTCCGCATACTGGGAAAGGAAATTGGCGAAGCTCTTCATGGAAAGCGCATTGTCTGCATTGTCATCACACCATTCCTTATAAGCTGTATACAGATCGCAGGTCGCAGCCTTACTGTCTTCATGGAAAGTGAGGTACCCCTCGGATGCCAGAAATTCCAGAATGTTGTTCGCTTCCTTCACAATAGCATCAATGTTGTCCTTTGACCGGCCACTGATGGTAAAGCGGTAATCATTGGCGACAAGCCGCTTGAGTCCCTCCAGGCACCAAAGAAAGATACTCTCTTTTTCCGCGATCAGCTTTTCGACAAGATAGGGATCGTCAACACGGCCTTCCGGCTTGTCCTTCGTGGTGATTACGATCTGCCGTCTAAAGAACCCGTCAGACCGATCGTGAAGTGCGGTAAGGGCTCCGTTCCCAAAGCAAAGGAATCGGACATACAGGAGGCTCTGATAGCTCTGGATGCCTTTCCGTTCGACATCCATCTGGCACTCGGAAGTGACAATGGATTTGATATAGTTCGTCTTAGTCAGCGCGCTCATATCCATATCGTCATCTACCATGAGCAGCTTATCCTCCAGGTCTGCCCTGGCAAAGCGGTTTGTCTCAACTTTCTGAATGCTGGTGGTGTTCATATTGATCCCGAGGATCGACCGCATCACCAGTCCGATCCGGGATTTGCCTTCGCCGCCCTTTCCGATCATCAGGAGCATCTTCTGGGCCTTCGTAGTAGGAAGCAGGCAATATCCCAGGTACTCCTGCAGGGTCGGGATATCTTCTGGGACCAGAAGCTCCGAAAGGAAGTTCAGCCAGACGTTCGCTATGCCTGCCGCCGAGTTGTATGCGACCTCCAGCCGGTTCCGGCAGTATTCCTTTTCTTCACTGAAATGACCGTCCAGATACCAGGTACCGTTTGAAACATGGATGCGGTCCTGATGCAATGGGGGCTCATCAGCGAAGGCCATCATCCTGACTGCCTTCAAAAGATCCTCTACCTTTCTGGCAGTTCCTGATTTGACCCAGTCACAAATCTCCATAAAGATCTCGCGCTTTAAGGCGGCCTCGTCAGAGAT